ATGATGTTATTAAATTAACAGGAACTTTAGCAGCTAATAGAACAGTATCTATTCCAGATTCAATTGAAAAAGTTTATAACGTACAAAACGCATGTGATCATGCAGGAAACACTTTAACTTTTAAAACATCATCAGGTACAGGTGTCCTTTTATGTGAAGGAAATAACTATGTATTGTATTCTGATGGTACAAACGTTGTAAAATTATCTGAGCAAAGAAACTGGAGAGCGGTTTCAGCAGCTGAAACAGTTCAAGCTGGTGCTCAACTTTTAGTAAATACAAATGGTGGAGGGGTCACAATTACGCTACCAGCCTCACCTGCTACAGGAGACGAGGTTTCATTCGTAGACCAAGGTTATGATTTTAATAGTAACGCATTGACTGTTGGAAGAAATGGATCTAATATAGCTAATGCAGCATCTGATCTAGTAGTCAATACACAAGGCGCAGCTTTTTGTTTAGTCTTTTCAGGAGATGCAACAACAGGTTGGACGTATAAGGAGAAATAATAGATGTCAAATTACGAAGCAACAAGATACGATTTCGACGGAGCAAACCTTACAGGTATCGAAGGAATCCCTACGGCAACTATTGTGCCTTGGTCCTCTTCTTCAGTGCCAACAGGTTTTTTAGAATGTAATGGTGCAGCTGTTTCAAGATCAACTTACTCTGCATTATTTGCAATCGTAGGTACAACTTATGGAGCTGGGGATGGTGCATCAACTTTTAATGTACCCGATTTGCAAGATAACGTTGCAATGGGTAAATCAGGAACTAAAGCTCTGGCATCAACTGGTGGAGCAAATACTGTAGCTGTAACAGCAAGTGGTACAATATCTGGTTCAACGGCTAATGCTACTTTATCAACTGCACAACTTGCTTCTCACACTCACTCTGCCGCTGCAGTTGGTCCTCAAAACTCTGGTGGGGGTAACCCACATAAAAACCCTAGTAACAGTAACACTGGTAGTACTGGTTCAGGTACAGGTCACTCTCATAACTTGAGTGCAACTTTTAGTGGAAACACAAATAATCCATCAGTTTTACAACCTTATTTAACAATTATTTATATTATTAAGACGTAGGAGAAATTATGGCAACACACGCAAAATGGACAATAGTATTTGACGATAAAAAAATAATTAAAAACTATGATGAAGGCGCTGGAGAAGGTGTTGGATATGATATTGATGACAATGATTTTTGGGGATTAGCTAAATGGAATAACATTTGGGCGATTCAATATGGAACACCAAATATTAATGATACTGTAGAATACAGAGATGAAACTCCACATTCTACTTGGGAAGACGCGAATTTAGGTGATATTCAAGATTTCGTTACTAGATGGGACACAGCTCATTTAGCTGAATTGCAATCTAATTGGGATAATGACAATGTAGATGACGAAAGCGAAGCTGATAAAATAGCTAGATTAGGTGCAAGACCTACATCTTATTCTTCTTCGTAATTTTACTGTCTTAAAAAACAATTAATAGTATATCTAGCACCTTTGGTTATTGGCTCTGTGCCATGAATCCAAACAGGTTCAGCAGGAAAAAGCATTGCTTCTCCCTCAGATAATTTTATTTTTAATCGTCCTCCAAAAAATCTAAACTCACCACCCTCATAATCATCATTTAAATTCATGGTTAAAGAACCTCTAATATTATCATCTACATCTGAATGATCTTTTATTAGTTGTCCAACTTCATATTTTATTATTCTAATATTATTCGTATGAGTCATAAATTTATTTTCATAAGTAGGACATAAATTAGTGCGCATGTGAATATCATATTGAGTTAAAACAATTCTTAAATATTTTAATATGGTTTGATAAGGATCAATAAATTCTGGTCTCGCTCTTAGTTCAGATATATTTAAAAAATTACAATTATCTTCTTCTGTTTTGTTAGAAGAAAATTTATAACTACTTTCTGAGAAAGTCATATGTTTGTGATTTTCATAAAAATTAATTAATTTATGACATGTATCTTTATTAATTAATCCTTTTAAATGAAATTTAAGATCAGTAATTTTATTATCAAAAGACATTATGCTAACAACATCCAAGATGTTAGAATATATTTTTTACCCGATAAAGGTGGATTACCTCTATGAACGTATGGAAAAGCAGCAGGCCAGATAACTATTCTCCCTGTTTTTGGTTTTACTCTTTTTGAAAAATGTAAAAACTCTGTCTCTCCTCCATCTTCAACATCATTTAAATATATAGAAAAAACAAAAGCTCTAGATTCATTTTCAAAACCTTTACCATGCTCGATATGCCAAACATGATACCCTTCTGTAGGAAGGGTTTTTTGAATTTTTAAAGTAGTATAATTAAACTCAGGATTGCCATACGCAGAAGCAGCTCCGGTATTTTCTAAATAGTGTTTCCAAGCCATATCAAAATTTACTATCATTGTTTTTAGATCTTCCCACCAAACATCTACATTTTTAGGAGATGCAAAAAATTGTTGATCTTGTTTTTGTAATATAGATTGTTTTTCTGATCCAATTCTATTTACTGTGTTGTTAAATTTATTTTGGTCTTCATATAATTGAATGGCTCTATTACATTCTTCTTTTGTTATATAATTATCATACACACCAATAAAGTTGGTAATATTTACAGTTTTTTCCATTAATATCTCTCTTTCATAATTTAAATAAGTATTATATAACGATTTATATGCTACAAAAATTAAAATTCAAGCCAGGTTTTAACAAACAAGACACAGAATCAGGGGCCGAGGGACAATGGACCGATGGTGATTTTGTAAGATTTAGATATGGATTACCTGAAAAAATAGGTGGTTGGTTACAATTAACCGCGGGGAATAAAACATTACCAGGAGCAGCTAGAGCTCAAGTTGCATTCTCAAGTTTTGCAGGTGAAAAATATACTGCTATTGGAACATCTCAAGGTTTATTTCTTTATTATGGTAATGACTTTTATGATATTACACCTTTAGATACAGCGATCACTGGATGCACATTAACCACCGTTAATGCCTCTAGAACAGTGACTATTAACAAAGGCTCACATGGTTTAGCTGTAGGGAGATACGTAACTCTTTCGTCTGTTTCCGTTACAGGTGCATCTGATTTTACATCTGGTGAATTAGAACAAGTTTACGAAATACTAACAGTACCTGATATAGATAAATTTACTGTTCAAGCTTCACGTGCTGAAGGAGGATCTGGTATGACTGCAGCAGGATCTGTAACTGTTAATCCATATGTTGAAGTTGGACCAACAACACAAACGACAGGATTTGGTTGGAGCACATCTACCTGGGGAGCTTCAACTTGGGGCACAGCAAGAGCTACAAGTGACGTGACCCTAGATCCAGGAAACTGGAGTCTTGATAATTTTGGTCAAGTGTTAGTTGCAACTATATTTAATGGTAAAACTTTTACTTGGAATGCAGGTGCATCAAATCCAAGAGCTCAACGAGCATCTTTAACTACATCAGGTTTTGCAACCGGTAACAATCCTACAGCAACTAGATTTACATTGGTGTCAGACAGAGATAGACACTTATTTCATTTTGGAACGGAAACAACTATCGGTGACACGACAACACAAGATCCAATGTTTGTAAGATTTTCTAATCAAGAAGATTTAAATACATATACACCTACGGCCACCAACACTGCAGGTACGTTTAGATTAGATACGGGAAATGAAATAAGAGCAGCGCTTCAAGGTAAAGACTACGTATTTGTCATAACTGATCTTGCTGCATACGTAATTCAGTTCGTTGGTCCACCTTTTACATTTAGTGTTAGACAGGTTGGTACAAACTGTGGATGTATTGGTCAACACGCAGCGACATTTGTTAATGGTGCTGTATTTTGGATGGGATCTCAAGGAGGATTTTTTGCATTTGATGGTACAGTAAAATCATTGCCATCTCTTGTAGAAGATTTTGTATTTAGTACAGATGGAGATAATCTTGGATTAAACTTTAATTCAAGAGATGTTATCTTTGCAGGGGCAAATAATTTATATACAGAAGTAAACTGGTTTTATCCAAAAAATGGATCTGATCAAATAGATAGATGCGTAACTTATAATTATTCTGAAAACTGTTGGACAACATCGTCTTTAGATAGAACAACCTATCAAGACCAAAGTGTATTTGATAATCCTTATGCAACAGATTACGATGATACATTGACACCAGTTTTCCCTGACATATTAGGAATTACAAATAAATATGGTGCTAGTATTTATTACGAACACGAACAAGGCACAGATCAAGTCAACAGCACAGCAACGACAGCTATCCCTGCTTTTATAAGATCTGGAGATTGGGATATTACCTCTAGACGAAGCGCCTTGGGTCAGGCAACAGGAGTTGCAGATTACAGAGGAGATGGTGAATTTTTTATGGCTGTTAGACGATTTATACCTGATTTTAAATTAGTTAGTGCATATCCAGACGATGTAGCTGTCAGCTCACCACTTGGACCCTTTACAGTTACGTCAACAACTGATAAGGTAGATACTCGAGCCAGAGGAAGACTTGTATCTATAAAGATAGAAAATGATGGTACAGGTGAAACCTGGAGATACGGCACACTAAGATTAGACGCACAACCGGACGGAAGAAGATAATGGATCAAGAACAATTAGATTATTTGTTACAAAGTCAATATTTACCAAACACCAGAGATTTAAATATGGGATCGATAGGTATAACTCCAGTTCTTTTACAAGGCACGGGATTACAAACGGGGACAATCGGTGCTAATCCTCAACTAATGACAGACGCTTCATTACAAGTAGGCTCTGCGGGAGCTAATCCGGAATTGATGACAGATCAATTTTTAAAATTAGGATCTATGGGAGCTAATCCATTTAAAGGAATACAAACTATATTTCCTACAAATGCATTACCAGCATTAAGTGATCTTGGAGGCATGACACCTAATTTTGGTGTAGCTGAAGAAGAAGATGTAGAACAAGTAGATTATTTAGGTAGCAAACCCAATAAGTTTCAAGAAGGTATTGGAAAGTTATTTGAGTTCTTTCAAAGATTTTCACCAGTAGCTGCAATTGGAAGAGGTATCAATAGTCTTAGAAACAGAATGAATACAAGAAAAGCTATTGAAAGAAATATTCAAAGTGATCCTCAAGGAGATATAACTACATTTGATCCAATAACTTTGTCTAGAGTAATGGATAGACAAAGAATTATGAATATGCAACCAACAGCTCAAGACAGAGGAAGAGGATCTATACCTTCTAGATCAAGTCCAACTACATCAAGAAAAGATACATCACCATCTTCAAGTTATTCACAAGCATCTTACGGTAGAAGAAGATAATGGCTAAAGTAACAAACTACATACCTGAACCAAAAGAAGAATACGATGTAGAAAATCAAAGACAGATACTAGAGTCTTTAACTACACTACAGAATCAATTAAACTTTTCTTTTCAACAAGACTTGAAAAACGAACAAGACGCATTTAATTACTTTTTATCATGAGCATAAATTATAAAAACGCTAGTGTCATATTGACTAATACAAATATGACTACAATTTTAAACATAGCAACTACTGCTGTAGCTATTGTAAAGTCTGTGTATATATCTAACAACAGCACCGGAGCTGTAACCGTAAACTGTGATCTTAGAGACAGTTCAGCAAGCACAGATGTAGAGTTTTTTAGAAAGGATATAGCAGGAACAACAACTGTTAATGCAACAGAACAGGG